AAGTTCCACCAGTAATGTAGTTCATATCAAGGTCATAGACCATTATTTTCTGTAGAATGTCTTGCACATAACCATATTGTCCAGCAAATTCTTGAGTTAAGAGTAGTACCTCGTAAGTTCCTATAGGAAAATCAGCTGCTGAGTATGTAACTGCATAAGAATTAACTGTTGAAGATTCTTGTAGGACAGGGACGTTTTTGGTAGTTAAAGCGGATTCAGCGTATGTGTATGTCCAGATACTAGTGTCGTTGTGTATAACCTCCTTTATTTCGGTGCTACCAAAAACAACCTTATCTATTGAACTGAAGTCTATAGTCTGAGTTGTCATAATATCATTAAGTAGTTATAGTAAGGACTGTACCATCTACACCATAAGTTGCCGCTGCTGGTCCAGTAGCTCCAGTAGCTCCAGTAGCTCCTGTAGCTCCAGTAGCTCCAGTAGCTCCAGTAGCTCCAGTAGGTATCCCTAATGAAAGAACTCCAGTGCTTGACGCATAAGAAGAGGTAGAGCTTCCGCCTACAGCAACTGTGGTAGTGTCAGTAGTTAATGTTGTCAGCTCATCTCTATAACCTTCAGCTAAATCTCTTGCAGAGTTAGTAGCAACGACATCTGCAGCAGTGTCTATAGTATCTTGGTTTGTAAGTACTACATCTGCAGCAGTATTAAGAGTATCCTGGTTTGTAATTACTACATCTAAAGCAGTATCAAGAGTATCCTGGTTTGTAAGTATTACATCTGCAGCAGTCAAGACTACATCTGCATTAGTTAAGACTACATCTGCATTAGTAGCAACGACATCTGCATTAGTTAAGACTACATCTGCATTAGTTAAGACTACATCTGCATTAGTAGCAACGACATCTGCATTAGTTAAGACTACATCTGCATTTGTAGCTGCTAAATCTGCAACAGTTCCTGCTAGAGCAGCGTTAGCCAATCCTGCACTGTTTGCTGCTGATGTTGCGTGGTCCTCAGCTGAGGTAGTAGCTGTTATGTTGTCTATAGTACTTGAAAAGAAACCTGTATCCTTAGACATTAGTAAACTCCTGAAGTAGTTCTAATACCAATCTCAGCACCTGAATACTCTGAGTTATCTGCCATAGACTGTAGTGTCCTCATTGCTTCCTTGAATGCTGTCTGCCATATGACAATACGTTCATCGTCCTTTAGATAGGGCTGAGCCTCTAATAGAGCCCCATATAATAATAAGTCAGGGGCATTGCTAGTAAACCAACTTGAGCCATCTGTATCCTCAGTTATGGAGCCCTGGTCAGCATAGTAGTATAACTCTACTGTAACTTCTGTTTCAGGTGTAGGATGTAATATTAAATCACCACCTCGTCTTGCAAAGGTAGTGGGTGTTCCTTTCTCTAATGTTTTAGGTTGGTTCCTATAACCCACCCTACGGAGTGGTACGTCATTAGCTGCTTTGATTGTTGCTGCTCTCATCTCTAAGAAGTTAGCAGGTAGTGAGACTATGTTATTAGTTGTTGTTAACTCAACTACATTCTCCATAGAAGGGATACGAAGCTCCCTATAAATTCTTAACTCAGCAAGTCTAATGAAGTCTGGTATTCTTCCTGATAAATCACTACGGTCTAGCCAGTCAGCTACCGCAATTTTTATTTCTGAATAGGTACTTAGTGCCATTTATAGTTTTCCTCTTGTTGTTCTAAAGGGTAAATTTTCCGGGTCATTTAACCAATGCTTCATTCTTTCTTTGTTTCCCCATACACCTTCTCTCATCATAGTCTCAACTACAATGAGGGGTATACGAGCAACTCTGTGTTGACCTGTCGAGTCACCTTGGTACTGGCTTTTGCCACTACGTCCAGAGTCTAGTCGTAACTGACCGTTGCCAGTTATGATGCTGCTTACTGCAGTCTTGTCCTGTTCAGAGGTTATTATTATTGAACCATCTGAATCTTGGGTAATTTGGGTGTTTATTATTGACATAATATAGTATAACCCCCACAGTTAAGCAGGGGTTAAATTAACTACTTAAGCAGTAGTAATCTTAGCGTTAGCCGCTTCGTTACCACAGCGTAAGCCATACTCAACTACAAGCATCTTCTTATCAGAGTCACCATCTTTAGCGATGTCTACTGTCTGGAAGTCACGTAAGTAGTCTACTGACCACATATCGTTGTCCAACATAAGAGCTGTGTCAGCAGGTAAGTATCTGTCCAACACTACGTTGAAAGTACCAAAGTCCGACACGTAAACATCAACAGCGTTGTAGACTGACTTGTTGTCGTCCACTACTGATTGTGTCTGTTCAGCACGGCCTGTCATACTAGTGATTAACTTCTTATCAGTAGCACCTACCAATAAAGTAGATGGAGTACCACCAGCATCCCAACATGCCTCAGCTGCATCTAAGATGTCAGAGTCATTGAAAACACCTGCATTATCTGCCACCGCTACTGCATTAGTAGCAATGAAACCTGCAGCGCCTGTCGTTTTACGTCCTGCCTCAGAACCCGATGTTGTAACCTCAGCTGCACCTGTTTGTGTACCAAGTAAAGTTTTCTCCATATCACGCTTAAGCTCTTTAGAAGCCTTAGCTAACTGGTATGCCATCTCTGACTTCTTACCTGCTGCATCTACTGCTTCACCAGAACCGGTAACGTCCACAACCTTCTTAGAGATTTGTGTATAATTACTTTCACGTGTTGTATTATTCACTGTAGCGTCACCTGCTGCTGCACCTTCAAGCTGTGCGTTAGTTCCAACTGCTGCTGCTAGTGCATCTGTCTGCCACTCAAAGTGAGTGCTCTTTACCGAACCTTTCTTCGCGATTGAAGATAGGAACGGAGTTTCTGTAGGTGAGATGTCATAGATTACATTACTCAGGTCTTCTCTAATACCTACTCTTGTTGCGTTTTGTGGGCCTGCTGCCATATTATTATATCCTTATATATATTATTGTTTCGACTTACTTCATAGCAAGTCGTAAAAAACGGAAGCGGCATCATCTGTGTTGCCTGACTTCCTTAACCTTGCACGCTTCTTCTGGTTTACTTCTGAAGCTGCCTCAGCTTTGACTTTTCCTCTTCCAGACTTCTGTACCTTCGGGACTTTTTTAACGGCCTTCTTCTTAGGGGAAACCTTCTTGGTAAGCCTATCAAACTCCATTGCCTTCTTAAGAATAAGAACACTACGGTGGTCTGACAATTGCTCAACCTCTTCCGGTAAGAACCCCACCTTAGAAGCGTAGTCTCTGACATCTGTCTTGACTGTGCTGCCTTCTTTAGCCCACTCAGGTAATGCCTCAACCAGCTTGGCGTACTCGTTCTGTACATATGCACTACGTGCTACCATCTGTGATTGGGCTTGCTGTCTGTGAACAATCTGTTGTTGTTGTTCAGCGTTGGCAATTTTATCCTGAGCATCTCGGTACTCATCTTTCTTCATCATGTAAGCATATGGGTCTTCCTCTTTCAAGGTGTTCCAGTCCACTTCATCAAATGCTGTAAGCTTGGCTTCCTGCTGCTCTCGCAACATCTCTAAACCATTTGCGTACATTTGTCTCTCTTGCTCTAACTTAATACGTTCTTCCTGAACTGATTCATTCTGTTTACGTTGTTCAGCTATTGCCTGAGACTTACGAGTATAGTCAGATTGTCTTTGGTAGCCTGCCTTAAGTTCTTCAAGGTTTACTTCGTACTCTTCGCCATCCACTTTAATAGTGTAGCTAGTGTCAGTAACCTCTTCTTCTTCTTCTACGTCAGGCTCTTCAGTTTCCTCTACTTCTTCAGTGGCTTCCTCTTCTTCAGAGACCTCCTCAGTTTCAACTTCATCTTCCTCTATTGTTTCCTCAACTACTTCTGACTCCTCAGTTGTAGCTTCGGTTTCCTCGTTTGTAGGTTGCTCTTCCGAGTTCCACATATTAAGGATGTTATTGGCTGCTTCTTCAGCTGTGCCTTCTTGTGCTCTGTCAAACAGGGCTGTGTCAACTTCTTGGTTATTCTCTGTAGAATCCATTAGTCACTCCTCTCTTTTTAATTATAAAATTCCTGCCCCTTCATGGCAAGCTTACCTGAATCAAGAACTGACCTAATGTGTTGGTCAACTAAGTCTAAGCTCTTGATGGTAATATAAATTCTGTCTCTCTCCACTTCTTCACTTATTGCTGTATTAAGTAACATATGAATGAGTGCTTCTTTTGTTTCTTCAAATGCTTCTTTATACAGAGGGTCATTGATAAACCTCTCTGCAGCCTGACCCCTCTGCATCTCCTTCCCTTTCTTACCCATGTGTTCTCCTAGTTATGTAGGACCAATAGCTACTGGCCTCCCTTGTTCTCTCTCTAAAATTAACTCTTGTTGTTTAAGAGCTAAGTCCGCCTTCTTAATTTCTAACTCCTGCTGTTTAATCTGCATGTTTACCTGTGCTTCTTGTGACTTCAGTTGTAACTCTTGCTGTGCCAAGTCTGCTTCTAGTTGCATCTCTTGTTGTCGCAAGGTACTCTCGGTCTGTAACTTCTGCATTTTAATCTTTAGTTCTTCTACTTTGAGCTGGCTTTCCATTTGAGCTGCTTGCTCTTCAGGACCAGGACCTGGAGGTTGCATCTGTTCGTCACCAGGGTCTTGAATGAAATCATTGACGTTCTTCATTCCCATGGACTTAATCTGCTGAGATACTAGGTTGTATACGTTCTTAGGTTTAAGTAGCATACCAGCAGCAGGGTGTTGTGAAATCATTTGAATAGTCTGAGTAAGTTGGTTAAGGTGCATGAGGTTCATTTCCTTAGAACCAAAACCTAGGCCTACCTGTGCTGTACAGTCCATTCTGTCTTTCCACTCAGAAGGGTACATAGTAACCCAGTCATTGTTTAGACGGACAATCTTCTCTGGTGCTTCAAACTTTTGAACGAGTTGGTACACACTATTAGACAGGTCCTTCATGCCTGTCTCAGCAAATACTCTTGCAATTAGTTCAATCTTCTGCTGTGCTGCAGACATTACTTGACTGACTCCACTGGCTGTCTGATGAGACTTAAGAGCCCCTTCACCTAGTCCAGTAGAGTTTTTACTAACACCTGTCCTTTCTTCACGGATACTGTCAAGGTACCCTAACATGTTGAAAGAGTTTTGGTCTAGTTGTGGTGTAGCTAGTGGCGTAACAGCACCTGGTGTACGTACTCGTACAATACCTCCGGGTCTGCTAGTCATGAGGTCATCTAAGTTAGCTTGACCCTCGACTACTTCATAACGCCCATTGTTTGTTAGGTACATATTGTCTAACAAGTTACGCATTAAGGTAGTCTTAATTAGTTGAAGGTCAGAGATTAAGTCATAAATACTCAAACCATAGAACTTATGAGGCATTGGAACAGGTGTAAGGGAGGAGAAGGGTACACTGTCCACTTCCTCATTGTCTAAAATTTCATCTCCAACCTTCGTTATCTTTCTTAATTCTTCAATACCGTCATTATCAAAGTCAACACGTATGTAACATTCGCTTACCCAAAGGCCATCGTCAATGTCATCATATATACTTTCACCTTCGTGGTTAAAGCGTGCCAGCCTCTCTAGGTTGTAGTCATTCTCCCCTTTAGAGTAAGCACGTTCAAGTTGCTTCTTAGAGTAACCCATGGCAGTTAATTCACCTATGGTCTTCTTTACTTTATGTGCAACAAAACGAGCTTCTTCAATACTCTTAGCATATTTATTAATTAAAAATTCTTCTGGTGGTACGTTCTCAATACGAACTTGTCCACTGTTTATTGTTCTTTTAGCAACCACATCATGAGTAACCGGTTTAGGCATTTCACCCATACCTGGCTCTTCTGCGTCACTAGCTGTGTGCTCTACTACTTCAATTTCGTCATCCATTAGTAGTGCAGTAAATTCTTCTTCCGTTAGGTTCTTGTATTCCTCTCGGGTAGTCTTTGTTGTGTCGTCCCAGTAATGTTTAACAATACCGTTCTTCTGGATTAGTGCGTCCTTAAACCAACTGTAAAGAATAGAGAATCCTGGGTTCTGTCTCATGATAACATAGTTTACGTAGTCAGTAGCTTGCTTAGCCATCTTAACGTCCTCAGGTCCTTGAGGTTCAAACTGTACTACCTTGTCACCGCCAGTAAATATCTTCATTAGGCTAGGCATAATCCATTCAATAACATCAGCTACATCTCTTGTGACAATCTGTGAACGTCCTTCTTGCTCGTTACCGTACTTCTTTCCGTGGTACCGGTCCATAGCATCAGCACGTTGTTCACTTAATTTGGTGGTATTGGTTCCAGAGGCTGCGTAAAGTTCCTGTTCAACTAGTGCACTCAGTTCTCTCTTTGTCATTTTCTTTGCCATAAATTCCTTTTGTTTATATCACCCAACTAAAATCTTGCTTAGGTAGTTCACTTCCCCAGGAGCCTGAGTTACCTGTAAATACAACATCAGTTACACATAGGTACCTGAATGCATCACTTGCGTGTGATGTCCAGTCGTGTACTGGTTTCTGTGACCAAATCTTTTTCTTGTCATCATAAGAGCTTCTGTACTGTAGTAATGAGTCAAGTCCTTTTTTACATTTAGTAGCGTCAAACCAACATTTATATAATGTGTTACGTACTGTGTCAATACCATCCATAACCTTTAACTTAGGAGCTACTTGAAAGTCAATTCCTAAACTGTACGCTAAATCCTTACGGCTTTTACCTGTACTAAACTCTCTGACTACAATGTCGTGTGGGGCAATATGTGCTCCGTACCTATAGTTCTTACTGTTAAGTAAGTCTATGTAGTGTGGTAAACCTTCTCCACTGTTCTCATAGTAGTCAATTATGTTCATTGCTTTACCGTCCATCTGACAGAACCATATGGCTGTACTGTCTGCAACACCTAAGTCCCAAGCGGTAATTACCTGCTTACTAGGGTCATAAGGTACCTTACATACCCTCTCGTCCTCGTATGCCTCTTCTAACTCTGTTGCGTAGTATGCACCTCTTAGTGCTGCTGACCATGAACATTCATACTCTTGCTGATACTCTGACTCAGCCATATCTTGCTGTGCCATCTCAAGCTCTTCATCATCAAGTATACCTGTATCACTAGCTTTAAATAAGAAACGCTTCCAACCTTTCTTCTCTACTGCTGTGTGGTAAATATCATAAAATTCATTCTTTCCTTTAGGGGTACCAATAAATATTCCCCAACCTTTTCTATCTGAGAGTGCAGGACGTATAACCTCTGAGTACATCTTAGGGTTCATCTGTGCATACTCATCAAGAATAACACCATCTAAGTAAATACCTCTCAATGTATCTGGGTTATCTGCACCGTACAGTTGTATACGTGCACCCATGAAGTCTGCTCTAAGTTCAGCCTCATTAAACTTTACATCTGGAAAGTCTAATAGAAGTCTCTTAAGTTCATCCCAAGCAACTGTCTTAGCTTGTTTAAATAGAGGTGCAAGGTAAGCATATCTAGGTGCTTTCTTCCCTACTTGTAAGTCCTCAATGGCTGATTTAATCATTTGATTAATAGCAAATACAGTCTTACCAAATCTTCTGTGGCACACTACTACGTTGAACCTTGCTAACTCACTATGTAGTTTAGCCTGTAATTTCCTGGGCGTATAGGGTATTACAACTCCCTTACGTTTCTCCTCTCCAGTGTTCATTTTATACTCTTCAATTTCCGTAAAGGTTTATGTTTATTATATGAATAGTTTGTATCGGGGTTGTAGTCATAGTCTGTTACTACACCCCCACTTCTCTTAATAGCCCTGTCTGTTGACCTTCCAGCGGCTCCCATACTACCTCTTATCATACCTTTATAAGTATCTGAGCCATCTTTATTCAAATGGCCTCTTCCAATTAATATGTTCTTAGCTAACTCAGTGCTATCCTCTATGCCTTTATCATTAAGTTGTTGGCTAAGTCTTAACCATATTTTTGATTGGTCTTTAGTGTATTTTTCCATCATCTAGTCTAGTATTAGCATCCGCAATGTCTTCTTCAGAGTCGGACCAAGTAATGTCAAAGTTCCTGCCCTCTGTAATAATATGTTGCTTAGGTGTCCAACCACCCTGTGTCTTCAACCAGAAGGTAGTCATAGCAGCAGACTCACCACTCATGGCCATCTTATATGCTACACCTGCTACACTAGCGGTACGTTTCTCACGTGCTGTCTCTAATGTGTGTTGGTAATACTTAGTTAACGTAGCGTTACTGATACCCATTATCTTGCTTATGGTGTGCTGGTCAAGACCAATGATAACCATCTCTTCTACTTTGTCGTAGTCATCATTTGTAGGTACGTACTTCTTACCTTTAGCACCTCGTGTCTTCTTACCACCAGCGGTGCGTGCAATCTTACCGTACCCTTCACCTGTACTCTTCTCAATACGAACAACTACATCTGAAGGTTTCTTACCTGTCCTAGCCGCTACTTCAAGCTTGGCTTCTTGGGTAACGTCCTTCACAAGTTGTTTTTCTTCTTCGGTGCTTGTCAAGTACTTCTTAGGTCTTCCTACGTTATTCTTCATAGACTTAGAAAATTATAAAAAAAATATTATAGTACACTATTATACAGTAAAGTGTATACAAAGGTACTACTTAATACATACATATACAAACTTAGTAATTCCTAGTTTTTTAACAGTGCTGTTTTTTTAAACATTCAAGGATGTTTACCCTTGTTAATCACTGCTTATTTCTAGTAAGTCTAAGTATGTATAACATATATAATATTATATACTATAACGTAATCATACGTGGTATTAAATGTTGTAATTTCCTAGGCCCGAAATCCATAAATTATAAATTTTATATATAGGTGGGTTCTCTCCCGCGGAGAAATTCTACGTTGGGGTATTAGGGGGGGCTAATATTAGGACTTTCTTATATACTGATACTCTAATATATATAACCTTGGTAGTGGCAGGGGTATTCTATATCATGACTTGGTTATATTAGGTAACTCTTATATAGTTATATCAGGAAATGATTATATAATGACTTGGTTATATTAGGATATTAGGTAACTCTTATATAATAACAAAGTATATTAATGTTTTATAATATTAGGTGATGATTATATTAACACTCAGTAATATAGCAGTTTGTCAAGTGTTTTATTAAAATATATTTTTACATAATCATTATGTAAATAGGTGGCCTTTAGGTTGCATTTTATGTTTAAAACTGTATAATGGTTTTAACGGTTGTGCAATTTCGCATGGCTTATTTTTAATAATAATAAAAGGACGGTAAAAAATGGAAACAAATATTCAGTTAGATAGTGAGTTGAATACACTATATCAAGGTTTAATTGCTGAAAATAAAAAGAATGCTATTAATTTTGACAAAGTTGAAAAAATACTCAATACCGGTAAAAACGGTGTAGCACGTATTGAAAAATTAGCGTTAAAATTAAAGAATGGCAATGATAAAACGGCCACTTTAAAGACTTTAGTCAGTCAATATTACACGAAAAAGAAAATTAAATTATCTTTACAAGGTTTGGGCATTAAAGGCTCACCATTTATTGGCAAAACTTTACCCCCAAAAGGTAAAAAGAAAATTAAAACTACGGACATGGAAAGTGTTTTCGATTTTATACCAACCATGAAAGTAAACGATATTGATGCTCTAATTAAATACGCTTTAGAAGTCAAAGCGGGGTTAATTAAAGAAGTTGCCTAACCACTATGTAAAAATTAACAAGGTATTTTAATTAATACCTTGTTTTATTTTTTCTTTTTTATTCTTTTTTATAATAGGGATAAAAAACAAAGGATAAAAAATTGACATTCTTTAAATAATAAGGGATAATGGAATTATTCCAAGTAAAGAAACGGATATAGAATTTTACATAACCATTATGTAGATTTTATTTTTAAATTTAAATTAATAATATAGGGGATAAAAATCATGTATAAAAACGATGTAAACATAATTAAAAATCATGGCTTGAATAACGCTGATGGTTTAGTTGATGTTATCCGATTTACTCTTTGTACTATTCAACAGTCATTAAGTGGCTGTGATAATCAGATAAAGGATATTGAGAAAAATGGATTAAAATCAAAATCATTATGGGGATTAAAGTCTAAAGGTTTAGAATATTCTATAAACAATAAAGATTATTTATTAAAAGAAGTAAAACTATTAACGGATAACCCTAATGATATTGATACAATTACAAAAGGTGTTGAGTTATTTATGGCAATACCTAATATTGGATTAGTGAAAGCAGGATTTATTATGCAAATGCTAGGATTTAATATAGCGTGTATGGATATGCATAACATTAAAAGGCTAGGATTAAAGTCTAACGTTGTAAACATACCAGCAACCCTAAAACGTACCACTAAAATTAAAAAGATTAAAGCATATATACAACTCACACAGAAAAAAGGTACGGAATATTGGTGGGATAGTTGGTGTGACTATGTTGCAGGTAATAGGGGCAACAAAGAATTAGATACAGGTACAAAAGTAAGTGAGTACCATATAAAATGTGTAATAAGAAAGTAATATTAAATAGGAGAAATAAAATGTGGTGGTAGAAAAAAATTAAATAAAGTATAGGTAATTGCCTACCTTTTTAGGCAAGTTAGGAGTAAAATATGAAAGAAGTAACGGTAACTAGAGAAAAACTATTTAAATTAATGCAAGACCAACAAGGACGTTTCTTTTCTGTGGTGTTTAGAAAAAAGGATAACACCTTACGTAAAATTAATGGTCGGTTGGGTGTAAAAAAGTACCTAAAAGGTGGTAAAAATATGGTAGTTAGGTACGACAACCCATATGAAACTACATTTGATGTGCATTCTATGGGATATAGAACAGTAAACCTCCACACAGTGTGTAGTGTGTTTGCAAACAACTATAAATATACTGTACTAGATGAGGAAGTATTATGACTGATTGGGAAGCGTTAATGCATCAAAATGATTACGATAGGTTTGTATCTGAGTTTGAACCTGCTGTAATATCAGCAGTTTCTTATGACTTGGGAGGTAGTGGCGTATACCTAGATGATGACATCGGAGGTGCTGATTTCTTAAGTGATGTTGGAGAGGTGGTTGAACCTATGCTCAAGAGTATGTATGATAACTATTGTGACACCATAGGTGATACCGTAACAGAGATTTTAGGTTCAGTTTTTCTGAACACAATTTAAAGGGAGAGATAAAATGAAACAAGAAGCATTTAAATTTATGACATACTGCATGACCGAGGAAGGTGTGGAGTATATATTTCGGAGTAACTCTGTTGATGGGTTGCAAGATGAGATTGATGGTTGGTATGAGGAAACTCAAGGGTATACGCCATACGAGTCACACGTTATTGATAACACTATTTGTATCAGTGACTTTCAGTTTTTAGTTTATAAAATATATACTCCACGCCTTAAATGGAGGAAGTATGAGTAAGAACAAAATAGTTATTGTGACTGATGAAGAGCAATATTATAAGAATTTATTATTTAACACACAGTATGTAATTAGAGATGTGTTTACATTAGAACAACTTTATGAGTTGCGTAGATTTATTACTAACTGCATCGAAGAAGTAGAGGAGGTAATGTGATTAACGATTTTAAAGTAGAGGTTACTCTAACATCTGATGAGGGCGTTGTATATGTGTTTGAAAATGCAACACTACCAAAGTACGTGCTACAAGCAGTAGATACATTTAGTGATGAGGTAGAGCAAGGTTTAGAAATGGACTACTCATATAATAGATTTATTAAGGAGAAATAAAATGAATGAATATGGGCAAGTAGAAGAAAACTATATTGTATGGGTAGGGGGTATGGAAGTAGGCTCTTATGATTGTGAAGCAGATGCAGAGAATATAGCCAGTGAATGGAAAGATGATGGCTACACTGATGTAATTATTGAGGAGGGAGTATGAAATTTGTATTAGATGATGTTATTGGCATAAAAGCCGAAGATGATATTGGAACAGTAAAGGTATTTAAAACACTTGATGACTTCTTAGATTTTATTGAAGATATTAACGATTCTTTAAAGG